CACTACTGCCGCGGCAAAAATAGCTGTTAATCCAGCTATGGAATAGTATGCTGCCACGGCTGAAATGCTTAAAGCCACCGCTAAGATGAATAATCCAAATAACATAGTTAATTATTTATTGAGTTGTATCTGATAGTTTAACATGGTAGTTTATAATAGTCAAGAGTTTTGGTTAAGTGTTGATATTATCTTATGTAATCTCTTGCCAGCCTATTTGCGCTAGCACGTCTGCGTTGTTTGATGTTGCTGCCATGGCCAGTGTGACTATATCGCTAACTCCTGCTAGTGTTCTGCCTAATTGGAAGGCAAAAGCATCTGCTCCTAACTCTGATAATTCTCTACTGCTGACATAGCCAGCCTGTAGTTCCGTGCCGCCTGATATAGCAGTAGCAGCTGTGTCGTATTCGATAGTTCCCGAAGTACTAGTTCCGGCCCAGGTAGCACCAGTTAGGGTAGGATTTAGCACCAACTTCCAACGATAGTAGTTTACAGTGGGACTAAGAACATCAACCTGTCTCGGCAACACAATAGCATCTAATCTTGTACTAGCCAATCTAATACTGACTACGGGATAATATGTTCCTGCTGTTGCTAATCTTAATACTGAAGTACCTCGTCCTGCGGTTTCGCTGTAGGTAAAGGCATTGTATCCTCCTTCACTGATAACTGTAGAACAGATTTGACGCATCATACTCGTGCCAGCAGTGGCTGCTGTATTTGTTATCTCATACCGTACAGGCAATGTTGCAGTAGTCATATATGTAGTAGTATTGCCTATAATGTTAGCATGATGAAACGTATGACACAGCACGTAAGCACCATTAATAACAAATCCGCAACGAACAGATCCTACACCTAACCATTCTACATCTATCCAAAAAATCTGTGTTCTGTCTACATTTAATGCGGCAAATGGATTGTCCCATGCATCTTGTCTTACTCTATCCTCAACCAACGCACCACTACTATAACTTCTTATTACCAGATAGTTGTAGGTTCCGTCGTTTTCAAAGTATACACCGTTATTGGTAGTAAAATAGCCCACACGCTGACGTAGATTAGTTTTAGGTGTGTTCATACAGAAAGTTGCTAACACTAACAGACTCTTACCTGGTTGATAAGGAAACACTCGTTTTGTTTCTCTTATAACGCTAGAACCATTGGCGGCAGTTACATTCAATCGAAACGTGGAACTGTTGGTGTCATAAACTACTGTTCCGCCAGTGACATTAACGTTACTGAAGTCATTATGATCGTAGTATCTTGCTCTACTGTCAAACAATGTGTACGGTTGGCTAGTACGCAGTCTGCCAAAGGCATCTGTTGATCCTGTGCCTAGTGTTACTGTACTAGTTCCGGTTATAGTAGCAGTTAAATTGCCAGTTACTGGGAATGGATTAGTGTTACTTACTATATTACCATTGGTGTTTAGTATACCGATGTTACCCGACACTGTGGCAGAAAGTGGATTGACGTTTACGTTTGACGTTATACCTGTAACTGAAATTGGATTTACATTTACGTTACCTTGGATCCTGACAGGCAAACTAGTATTACCTATATCAATATTACCAATGCTGGTAATTCCAACACTACCATTCACAGTCCACGGATTAGTACCTTGTAGAACAGTTACATTGCCTATTATGCCGACGTTACCGCCGATGGGCATATAATTAATGCCTAATGCTAATAGATTGCCACTGGTACCAATTTCTGTAATATGTGTATGTACCGGATCGTCCGGACTTGATGCTACGTTTACTGTAGTTGGTATTGATACATTACCAATAATCTGTATACTATTGCTACCCAAGGTTACTGGAAATGGATTTGCCAAACTTACTATGTTACCGTTGGTGTTGGTTACTGTAATAGGCAACGGATTGCCAATATCGTTGCTTACTTCTACATTACTCGAAAACAAATATGTCATTAGATTATTCTCCACCCATCACGGTATATCATATGGATGGCTCCATTGTCCATAGCTAGGACAGCACCACCCAGATCATTGTCAACATTGCCAGCAAGTATAATATGATTTACACTGGCTAATCCACTTTCATCTTTAATTACAACTTTATCACCATTGGTGCTTACCGGTAGAGTAATAGTACAGGTACCAGCATAGTTGACGCCAACGTAATAGTCATCTTGTATAACTGTATAACTAGCTGTGGTGATTAGTTTGGTATTGTATCCAAGACCAGCACCACCGCCTCCGCCAATTAATCTACCACCTGGTGTTGTTCCATCACCGATGTAAAAGGCATTACGATGTTCGTCATACCAAATACGGTCAAGTTGACCTATACGGGTATTGCCATCTTCAAAATTTCGTCTTTGGGTAAATAAATCTTGGGTAAAGGACACGGATTACTCCTTATCCTTCAAACGGTTCGTCTTCGTCTGGAGTAGTAATTGACGCTATACCTGCGTTACGTTTGATAATAGTAAGCTCATCGGGTGTGCCGTCATTGGATTGATCATAGACATTATCCAAACCGTGTGCTTTTTTGTGCAGTTCTATTTTTTGCTGTAATGGAGGTACCATCATTCCAGTATCATCGGAACCATTTTCCTGTGATTGGTCGCCTTGAGCTTCTTCTTGCGCCAACAAGTCAATCATGTGTTTGAATAATTCTGCTATCTTCATAATATGTATTTACCTAAACCTTCTCACCAATAAAGATATGGCTAGCTCTAGTAGATACCCAAGTATTACTGTTAGTAGATCCGTAACCGGTATTAATCGCTGAACGTATGCCGGCATCTAGTCCTGTTGCATCGTACGATACTAACACCGCAATGCGGCCGCTGGCTACTGAACTTAATGCACTGGCAAGAGCAGCACGAGCACCCGGTGCACCAGCTAGGTCCCAGGTATCATATTGGGTAGGTCCTGCGACAACATCGCCATATGAATCTAATACTACTAATGTATGACCACGTAGCGCAGTGTTAGCAACTTGAATGTCGTTAACAACTATGCGAGCGTTTTGATAACTTGGAACATCATAGGTTGATGATTCTGCGTAAATTTTATTACCACTAACAAATTTTGTAGTTGATATTGTTGTAGTAGTGCCAAATGCTTCGTAGAATGTAAATGTCGACACTGTTTCAATCCAAGGACGACCAGTAACTAACCCACCTGCATTGGGATTATCAATAATAACATTCCCGTTATATTGTGTTGGCAATAAGGTTAGATCGTAAGTAGCACGAGGATTGCCGTCGGCAGCACGATCAGTTGCTGCCAAATCTAATTTAGCCTTCTGGCGTAGTTCTTTGGTTAGTAAAGTTGATATTCCGTTTGCTGACATAACTATTCTCTTTAGTGTATTTAGTTAATCTTATGCTGTACAGCTAGCTTTTACTCCGCCAGCTTGTTCAGTTATAGTTACTGCTCCGGGTGTGCTGACTGCCTGCACAGCAATACGACTACACTTAACAGGAAAACGCAGTTCTCTACTCTCGCCGGCACGTAGCAGTGCGCACTTGTTAGGATCAACTACAGGATTTTCACCTACTACAAAATAAATTGATACCGATGAATACAATATAATAACTCCCTTCTTAAGTACAGGGCTCTGTTGACTTGTGTTGGTAGCAGTTAGTGAGTATGACGCCATTATTGGTTCCTAATATAATATTTATAGCCAAAATAAAAGGCTCCGAAGAGCCTTTGGTTAGTCGATACTAGGTTTAAATATTGCGCACAGTGTATTCCGAAATCTTACGCTCAATCATACTAGGAATATTCAGCGCAGGCCATTCGAGTTCAAACGGACAAGGAGCATCACCCCATGAGCCAGTTGTGATAAACTGTTTGTAAACTGCCAAGTCTGCTTTCTTAGTTGGGTCAAACTTGCGTTTTACAAAAGCATTTTGCATCGAATAAAGTGTATTAACCATTGCTTGTTCCATTGTGTTAGTGTTTAACATAGTATACAGTCCTTTTTGTTGTAAGTCAATATGTTTCTTTGGTAATGTAAAATTCAGTAGTAGGATACTTTTCTTTAAATTCGTCAGTAGCAACGTATTGATTTAACCCAGTCATATTAAAGAATTGTTTATGGAATGCTGTCTTGTGTGTTTCTTTAACTGATACTGTTAGGTATACCGAAGTTGCTTTGCCTGCCATTTTATTGCTCCTTGTTATCGCGTTCGCGTAAAATTACTAAAATAGCCTGTGACATCATTTCTAATTCAACATTATTAAACTCAAACTCTTCCAGCCAATTGATGCAGTTGGTAATAGCAGTGTCCTCACCTTGAATTGCGATATCAGCATCAAAGATTGCCTGACTGATATTATTAGTAATAATCATATCGTCAATGTTCATTATACTGCCTCCAACATACTAGCTGGTACACGATATGCGCCTAGCGGAGTATCTACAACAATATTTTTAATAGCAAGTTTGCGCACTGTACCTGTAATTGTTTGGCCGCTACGTGAGCTAGCAAAACGAACTTTGTCACCAACAGACAAGCTACGTTTAGTTGCTTTGCCTAAGTTCAAACGAGCATACTTAACAGCATCAATAATGCTGGCTAATTCTTCGTTGGTAAAAGTACCTTGAATTAAAGCAGTAGTAATTTGTTTAGCGTTCATTTATTGCTCCTGTGTTGTTAGTGTATGTATAGCATTATACAGTCAATTTACCAAAAAGTCAACTAAAAAGTGCTAATTCCTGCAATACTTCATCAAATTCTTTAGCATAACTGTATGGTAGACCTAACTTGTAGCAGATATAATCACCACCATACATTTTATCTGAATCCGTAAGAGCCAACCCTTCAACAATCCATCTAATAGATTGTTTACGTGAGTTGCTGATTGATCCCAACGAAGCAACGTGTTTTTCAAAACTAGCAATTGCTAATTGTTCACGGGTTTGTTCTTCAACGATAGCAACATCAAGTTCACCCAATAAACGTTCCCAAATCGACTGTTTGCCAGCAGCATCAATGTTGGTCCATTCTTCCCAAAAGTATTCATCTGGGCGTGAACCACGTGCATCTTTGTGCAGGTCGCTAACTAAGTTTTCATCAAATGTGTATGTCATTGTGTGCTCCATTGCTTTAGTGTATAAGTGCTATTATACAGCCATTTTACCAAAAAGTCAACCAAAATATTCCATTGACTTTTTCATTAACTGAGTATATAATAACAGTATGAAAATCCTATTAGATCAAGATGGTGGGCATTTAGTAATGAGTGTTGAACATACTGACACTGTTGAAAATGCTCTGAATTGGAGTGCTACTATTAATGATATGGTACACGAACTTGATAATCGTCGTGGTGTGCGCCGAATGAGCTACGATACCTGGCATTGGGACCTGCGTCGAAGACAAGAAGCAGAAGAATACATAACTTACTTTTATCTAAAACACGAATAATGTACAAATATACACGAGTTCAACTAAACTTAAATATGCTACCAGTGGACTATAACATGACCCAAACAGAAGAATACAAATGGTGTGTTGAAACATTTAAATTACCTACCGAATTGCGTGAGTGGTATGTAAACGGCAGATGGAATCATATTGAATTTAACTTTCGTGATCCTGCACATGCATTAATGTTTTCATTGAGGTGGGCACGATGATAGGAATAGCAAACTTACATAGTACCTGGGGTACAGACAATTACCATACACACGCTCTATTACAAGGGTTAGATGTGTTTACCTGCTACGAAGCAGTAGCGGACCAGTTGGCAGAATACACCAAACAACGATATGAGCAAGCACCTGAGCAGGTCATCGAAGAAGTCTACAACATCTATCGCTCCGTTAACATTGTGCCTATTAACTACTACACAGAACAGGGTCTGTACACTGCTATACGTACATTAAAGAATGCCGGTTACAACGAAGTTGAAGGATTGAATGGGCAAGCAACTATTGGTCTAGGTAACAATCAAGGACAGAGTATCAATCGTTTTTGCTTTCCTAATATGATGACTGCTGAACCCAAAGGACGCGGTAGTAACAGTTTAAAGGATAGATTTTTAGATGACACTAAGCTTCGTCGAGCTATTAGGATATGTTTTGAGTTTAGGACTGGCGATAATCTTGCGAGTCCTACTGCTCTTAGACGGGCACTAGAATTAGTCACAGGAGAAAATATTCAAAACTTTAAGCCGCAGAATGCTCGTGCTATTGTTGAGTATCTTTGTCCTGTCTTATGGGGTAACGTCTATGACTACAGTGCTGGATATGGCGGCAGGCTATTGGGTATCAGTGGTAGTAACATGAGCTATAACTACACTGCTGTAGATCCTAATACAGAAACAATTGAATACCTGCACTACCTAAACGACTGTATCTATGATAGTATAGGACGTCGAGGCCAGTTGCATAAGAATGTCAGCGAAGTGTACCAACCGGAGGACGTAGATCTAGCCTTTAGTAGTCCACCATACTTTAACTTAGAGAAGTACAGTGACGAACCCACACAGTGCATGAATCAGTTTAATACGTTAGATGAATGGTTTGAGGGCTATGTAGTACCTACTATGCAGAACATACACAAGGGATTAAACAGTGATGGTGTGTTTGCTACAAATATTGCCGACTATAAAATAGGTGGTAAAACAGAATTTAAAGTATGCGAGCGTTGGATTGAAACTGCTGAGAAGTTAGGCTTCAAATATAAACAAACTATCAAAATGATGTTAAACACACGACCAGGTGTTGGTAATGATAAAGTAGCAGGGCGTGAAAAGTTCGAAGGCGTCTACGTTTTTACCAAATGATTATTCCCATCAGACATTTAAGTTACGGAAATATTCAAGACCGGGTTACATGGTTAGAGAATAATGTTGGTCCACGTAAGTATGTTCTGCACAATCAATCAGGCGGGTTAGGTTGGCGATATTATAACAATGATAGAACTATAGAAATAGAAGATGAGCAGTGGGCTACAATGTTTATATTAAAGTTTGGCGGATAGCATGCTGATACCAGTCAATGCTGTACATAATGCCGCACTTGCTTTACAAGATGTCGGCGATATTAATCAGACTCAATTTGAAGATGCTTATCATTGTAGGATTGGTCTGAGCCCGGATGTCAGCTATTATGACATATACTTTGACACAGAAAAAGATGCGTCAATGTTTATAATGAGGTGGATGTGAGTATATTAGATGGAGCAAATGGTCGCAAGTTTATAGCCTCAGGTCCGTTTGATGATGAAATGCCATGGCACTATCTTGTTATTGCCGACATCAGTTATTGGCTAAAGCATGAACCAGAAATCTACACATGGATGGATGATAACTTACCTAGAGGTAGGTTACACCAACAGGGTATGACTTTAGAATTTGAAACTGACGAACAATTAACTTTATTTGTATTGAGGTGGGCATGACCAAAACACTTACACTATCGCATAAAAATTGGAATAATCTTAGAAATAAAATTATAGAGGATTATGGTCAGGCTACTGTACTAATCAGTTGGCGATTACGTACTACGTTAGGATTCACTGTGCGTGAGCATAGAGATTATAATCAAGATGATTGGGAACATGCTAATACCATTCGTTTAGACTTTTGGGATGATCAATTACAAACAATGTTTCTTCTTAGATACAGTGACTACTTATTGTAACGTATGCGTTTCTAACACATCTGCATCCATACCAAGTATTTCAAATATCAGTTTAATGTTTGAATGCACTGCACCAATATCAGACTCTGGTATCATTACAAACTTAGCAGTACCATCTGCTTTAACTGCAAACACGTAAACATCAGCATCTTCTGCCATATTAACGTGGTCGTCTACGGACTCTACACTTACTTCTTTTTCGGATTTTGCCATTGTCGTGTGCCTTAAGATAAGATATATTTTGCGCAATCTTTTTTAATAATTTGCGCATTACTAAATGATTATTTCCAAATGTTCGACGGTAATGATCTAAATCCAAACTTACTATCGGTTCAATTGTATTTAACTTGTATTTTAAAATATAAAATCTAGCAGCAATATTTGCGGCATAGGCATCTATCTCATCAGGCATGCCTAGATATTCTTGATCATTTGTTGTATTATTACTATGCTTGTTAACATATCCCCTATTCATCATAAAGCGACGACTTCTATATTGATGTTGATGTCTATATTCATGCACTAATGCTTCAACTAATTCGAGTGTGATATCGTCCGCTATCTTGCCTGTAATGAGCCACGGTGATTTTTTAGGTTGATTAATTATAAGTGTTAGTTTGAATTGCTTTCGTCTCTCTTCATCTAAGGATGGATCGTACTCTGCGCCAATTGTAAAATCTCCCGGTGAAAGTATACTATCGTCTCCGCGATAGTAATCAACTTTAATTGAATGATGTTTATTAAGATGTTTGCCAAGTTGCCTGACAAAGTTGTGTGGAGTAATGCTTTTGTTAATCAGTCCGGCTACCCATTTTGAAATACTTGCATACTCAACAATAGGATTTAGTATCATTGCTAACTGCCAAATTTTAGTGGGGAAATACCCTGGGCCATCATTAAGGCTTTATTTTTACCTTCTGCCAAACTTGCTACAATAGCATCACCACTAGCACTTGCGGTGTTGGCCATGTTTTTAAGCGCATCAGTGATACCAGAGCCAGATGTGTCAGCGCCAATTTTGTGTAGATTTGTTGCAAAGCTCATTGCACTACCTAGACTTGGCATTGGTGGTACAGCTAGATCAATTCCTGCTGATGTCATAAGTCCTTGTGATTTAGCCAGCGAATCTTCAAGTGCTGTAATATGTTCATCAGTAATAGCACCTGCGGCATTAATTGCCGCTAATTCAGGACCACCACTCACAGCATGAGTAAAATCTGATATATTAGGTAATCCATTTGCTCCGTTAAGAGCAGATAAGCCCGATGCAGTGCCTGTCATATTTCCTATATCTGTTGACATACCGCTCATTAATCCACTTAGTGAGGGGGCGGCCGCTTCTAAGTTAGGAATAGATGGTATTTCGATTCCATTTAACATACTTGCCGCGGCGGCTGGACTTGTAAATTTTGCACCCATATCGCTAAACTTGCTGGCCATTGCACTCATATCGGGTAAATTAGCCGCAGTTAATCCAGAACCAGAAGGTGCTAGTTTACTTAAATCAGTTAGGTCTTTAAGACTAGCAATTGACCCGCCTGGACTAATGCCTAACTGTTCAGTAACAGTGGATATAACTTTAGGATCTGTGATAGAACCCATAATTTTATCAACCTGCGCTTTGTGTTCGGGCATACTTAAATCTAACCCAGCGCCAGCAATTGCGCCATTTATTCCACTAGCGTTGCCTAATTTTACACTGTTTAATTTATCAATAAGTCCAGCTGATGTACCAAACTTTGACATATCCTTTAAATCAAATGCTGGCCCAGCGGCTTCAAATGCCTTAGCGGCATTGCCCAAATTACCAAGTGCTCCATCTAACCCCTGTGTGGCCATAGAGCTCATGTTGGTGATGCCTGTGCCAAAATCACTAAATGATGTATTTGATATAAAATCAGTTGCTTTTTTTAACTCTTGCGAATCGGCAATGTGTCCCTGCGCTTGATTTAAGATTTGACCAAATGCCGCATGATTTCCTGGAGGTAGAATCTGAGATTGTAATGCTGTTAGATTTGCTTTTGCTGATGTAATTCTTGCTGCCAGCGCCAAACTAGGAGCAGTATTAGCTGCTATTAATGCAGTAATTTGACTGTCCATATTAGCCATGGCACCAGTCACAGTTGGTGCAAGAGTTAACGCCTCGCTTTTGGCTATTCCAACCATAGCAGTAATAGTACTAGGAGTAAGTGCTCCAGCGGCAGTAGCTAGAGAAACTTTCATGTTCTCTGCTATAACACTGCCGGCCTTTGCAGTTACTAAACTAATATCATGTTCTGCCATGCTCGATCCTAAGTTATAATACCACCAGCACCAGCTGGCTCAATACCCGTTGTTGTTTGTATATAGTGATTTACTAATGCCCCGCTAGTTTGTGCGTGTAGCATGACGTGACGTCTATCAATGTGTATACTCTTATTTAACTCAGATGTAAATAGGCTCTGCATCAAGCCAATGCCCTGTGGACTTGGCACTACAATCATTGGTTTAGATAC